AGATCAAGCATCTAATATGCTTTCATATCTTGATGCAGTTAAAGAAGCTAGAACTGGTCAAACTAGACAATCACAAGGTTTACAACCTGATACATTAAATACAAAAACTGCTACAGGTATAAATCAAATATTAACTCAATCTCAAATGAGATTAGAACTTATTGCCAGAACTTTTGCTGAAACAGGTGTAAAAGATTTAGCTAAAAAAATATTTGAACTTGTATGTAAGTATCAACAAAAAGAACACATTGTAAGAATTAGAGGTAAGTTTGTACCTATGAAACCTTACGAATGGAGAGATAGAATGAATGTTTCTGTAGCTGTAGGATTAGGTACAGGATCTAAAGAACAGCAATTAATTTTATTAAATTCTATTTTAGAAAGACAATTACAAGCTGTTAATTTACAACAGAATGTTTTTGGCCCAGTTGTAAATGTTAAAAATATTTATCATACTTTAAGAAAGCTAGTAGAAAATGCTGGTCTAGGTAATGTAGAACCATATTTCATGGATCCTGAGGTAGGTCAATCACAGATGCCTCCATTACCACCTAAGCCACCAACTGAGTTTGAGAAAGTATCATTAGCTCAAGTGCAGGGTGAAAATGAAAGAGCTATCTTAAATAGTCAAATAGAAATTAAAAAATTAGAACAAAAAATGAGAGAAACTCTATTAGACTTTGAATTAAAAGTTAAAGATATGGAACTTAAATATGGAACTAAAGTAGATGAACTTGCATTAAAGAACAGATCTATGATAGAACAACAGCAAGTCAGACAATCTGGCGACATATTTAAAAAAATGATGGAAGGACAAAAACAATTCTTTGATGATGGACAAAACAGAGAAACAAATTCAACAGGGTCAGAGGGCGAAACAACTTCTTGATGACCCTCTTTTGAAAGAGGCTTTTGAATATCTCTCAGAGCAATATAAGCAAGAGATATTTAATACAAGTTACGATGACCATAACCAAAGACAAGTACTTTGGATGGCATATAATATGCTAGACAAAATTAAAGGCCACCTTGTCAGTGTTATGGAAACAGGTAAACTAGCTTCCTCAGAGCTAGAAAATCTAACACGCCAATCTACTAAGTAGAAGCGTTCAAACAAAGGAGCATTATATGCAACCAACTGATAAATCAGTATCAGGTGCAGCAGATAAGATTCTTGGATTACTGAATCCTCAAGAAGGACAATCAGAACCAGAAGCTAAAGCTGAACCATCAGTAGAACCTGTTGAGGAACAGGCTACATCTCAAGAGAGCCAATCTACGTCTGAAGAAGCTCCAGCAGAAGTCGAGTCTACTGAAAATGTGGAAGTAACTGAAGAAACTGTATCTGAAGAACCCATTGAGACACCTGATCTCCACCAAGTCAAAGTACAAGGTCAAGAGATGGAGGTTACCCTTGATGAACTTAAGGCAGGTTATTCGAGAGATTCCGATTATCGTCAAAAGACACATTCTCTATCTTTAGAAAAAAAAGATTTTGATGAAGAAAGAAATGTTCTTAGACAACAATACGACATGAAACTTAGAGAGTTAAATGAAGCAATTGCTAGTGCTGAATCTTTAACCAGACAACAGGTAGATCCAGCTGAGCTGCAAAGACTTTACGAGGAAGATCCTTCTCAAGCTGCCAAAGTTGATTTTCAAATGAGGCAACAACAAGATAGAATTAACCAAGCTAAAGTCAGAGCTGCTGAAGCTGCACAAACACAATATAGTTCATATCTATCTGAACAAAGAAAATTAGCGATGGAAAAGATACCTGAATTTGCTGATCCTAATAAATCAGATAACTTCAGATCTGGAATTAAATCTACTTTAAAAAGTTATGGATTTAATGAAAATGAAATATCATCAGTAGCGGATCATAGATTCCTAATGGTGATTAAGGATGCAATGGCATATAGAGGATTAAGAAACTCAAAACCCATTGTTGAAAAAAAAGTATCTAAAGCTCCAAAGGTAATTAAGCCTGGTACTGCTAAAACAGAATCTAACTCTAAGCGTAATGAAGTAAGGAACAAAATATCTAAGTTGAAGAAATCAGGTCGTCTTGAAGATGCCCATTCTGCAATCTTAGGTATGATTAATAAATAACCTTAGAGGAGAAAAAACATGGCACAACCAACAAACACCTTTGATACTTATGATGCAATAGGTATTAGAGAAGATTTGCAAGATGTTATCTACTCTATCTCTCCAACTGATACTCCATTTATGTCATCAGCTGGTAGAGAAGCTGTAAGAAACACTTTGCACGAATGGCAAACTGATAGTTTAGCTGCTGCTGCAACAAACAATGCTGTAGTCGAAGGAGACGAAGCAACTTTAGATGCAGTATCTGCAACTACAAGACTATCAAACACAACTCAGATCATGGACAAAACTGTCGTGATCACTGGTACTCAAGAAGCTGTAGATAAAGCTGGTAGAGCATCAGAATTAGCATACCAAATCGCTAAGAAGTCAAAAGAACTAAAAAGAGATATGGAAGCTACATTATTAGCAAACCAAGCAGAAGCTGCTGGTTCGTCATCTGTAGCAAGAACTTTTGGTTCAATTAACTCTTGGATCGCTACTAACGATAACTTCGGTGCAAGTGGTGCATCTGGTGGTTTAGGTAATACAGCTAGAACTGATGGTACTCAAAGAGCTTTAACAGAAGCTAATTTGAAATCAGTAATCAAAGATGTATGGAACGCAGGTGGTAACCCATCTGTAATCATGGTAGGCCCATTCAATAAACAGAAAATTTCTGGTTTTACTGGTGGAAATACTAGATTCGATGCATCAGAAGATAAGACTTTATACACTTCAATTGATGTATATTCGTCTGACTTCGGTGATTTAGAAGTTGTACCTAACAGATTCTCAAGAGACAGAGATGCACATGTATTAGACATGGACTACTGGTCACTTGGATTCTTAAGAGACTTCACTATGCATGAGCTATCAAAAACTGGAGACAGTGAAAAAAGACAAATGCTTGTCGAATTTACACTAATCTCTAGAAACGAAGCTGCATCTGGTGGTGTATACGACTTAACTACTTCGTAGTAGTTATAATAATAGTGGGGAAGTTCTCCCTTTGTTCTTCCCCACTAAAACTATGAAGCCTTATGGAGATATAGGCAGAACGTAGGAGAAACAAAATGAGAACATTAAACGACTATTTTTTAACAACTAAAATTACTGACATTAGTACAGCAGGAAGCACATTTGTTGCAGTACCTGATGGTGGTAGAATTGTTAAAATTTTAACTTCAATCAAAAATGCTATTACAACTGCTGATGCAGAATTATCATTTGAGATTGGCGGAACAGCTGTAACTGGTGCAGGTATTACAATTACTCAATCTGGTTCTGCTGCTGGAGACGTTGATTCTTCAGTACCAACAGGAGCAAACAGAGTCGAAGAAGACGAAGCTATTGAAATCATTTCAGATGGTGGTTCTTCAACTGCTTGTGAATGTGTGGTAACATTCGTAATTAGAAGATAAATCTTTTAGGGGGTGGCAACACCCCCACTAAATTATAGGAGAAAAAATATGAATATAGCAATGAGACCAGTAAGAACATTAAAACTTGCATCTACTGGAACATCATCACAAACAGCAGCTTTTGGAGCTAACATTGAATATGTTAGAATAGTAACAGATGCTGATGTTCATGTAGAAATAGGTGTAAATCCAACTGCAACAACTTCAACTATTTATATTCCAGCAGATGATGTTGAATATTTCAAAGTATCTGAAGGTGAAAAGTTAGCTGCTATTGGAACAGCAAATGTTTATGTAACTGAATTAAGTGAGTAATGAGTATTTTACGAAATGTAGATGCAGATGGTACTAAGTACTATTTTGAAGAAGATGGCAAAATTACTGTCAAAAATTCTCAAAATACAGATGCAATCTTAAAAAAAAATAAACAGTTATATAATCAAGGTGATGATGGATATAACGTAGGTAAAGACATGAAGCGTGTAGCTAGTGTTCCTACATTAGTACTTGCGCTTTGGGCAAAAGAATACAATGGATCAAACAATTGGTTTGCTTTACCTAATGAGGTAAGAAAAAAAATTCTTAAAGAAAAATTAAATAGCAGTGATTATAGATATTTTAGAACTGCATCAGGTAAATTTTAATGGCATTAAATAATTTTACAGCATTAAAAGCATCAATAGCAAATTGGCTTAACAGATCTGATTTAACAGATGCTATACAAGATGACTTTATTAAATTATGTGAAGCAGATTTTAATGCTAAACTTAGAATTAGACAAATGGAACAAATTGAAACTATCACAATTGATAGTGAAACGGAGGATGTACCAACTGGGTTTATAGCTACTAGATCTTTTTATATTATACAAGGTG